CTGGCGGAACTGTAACAGGTACTTTTCACTACACTATGGTAGACAATGCTAGAGCAGGTGAATCACAACCTGAATTAACATAGTAATTAATTAATTAGTGTGGGCTTCGGCCCACACATAAAATTATAAAAGGAGAATATATATGTCAGGCGGCGGATCTTTTTCAAGCGACCAAACAACCTTAAACATGACTACTGTAGGAGCTGATACTCTTGCAAGAGCAGGTAGAGCTAGAATTACTTCAATACAAGGTGAAGGTATTGCAGGTTCTACTATAATTTTTTATGATTCTGCAAATGCAGCAGCACCAGGTAATGCTGTAGCAACTTACAATTATAATACAGAAGGTCTGGAAGTTTATGTTCCAGGTTCAGGTATTTTATTTAAAAATGGAATTGTTTTTAATTTAGCTGGAGCAGGCGGAAGCGTTACAGTAACTATTACCGGAGCGTAGGCTTACATGGCGACTATTACTTTTACAGTTACAGTTGCAACTGGCACTAACGCTTTTAGTGCGGGTGCTGATAAATTTTTTATTAACGGCAAAGTTAGTCCAGCTTTAGTCCTTCAAGAAGGTAACACTTACATTTTTGATCAATCTAATGGAACTAACGCAGGAAAAGTTTTAGCATTTTCAGCTAAAAAAGATGGTAATCTTCCAAATGCAGCAGCTCCATATACTACAGGTGTAACTACAAACGGCACAGCAGGACAAGCAGGGGCCAATACTACTATTGTAGTTGGACCAGTAAGAACTGTTGGCGCTCCTACATTATTTTATTTCTGTGCAGCGACTGCAGGAATGGGCAATATAGCAAATACTCTTTCACCTACATCAGGAACTTCAGAAAAATTTAATCCAGCAATTGATGATATTATTGAAGAAGCATTTGAAAGAACTAATATAAGAGGAACTAGAACAGGTTATCAATTAAAATCTGCAAGACGATCTTTAAATATTATGTTTAAAGAATGGGAAAATAGAGGTGTACATTTATGGAAAGTAAAATTTGCAGAAATACCTTTAATAGAAGGTCAAGCTGAATATAGCTATGCAACTGATTCAATTAATTTTCCATCAGATTTAAGTCAAATTTTAGAAGCATTTTACAGAAATAATACAACAACAACTAATCCACAAGATACTGCTTTAACTCAAATTAGCAGATCGCAATATAGTGCAACACCTAATAAATTAACTAAAGGTACACCTTCACAATATTATATAGATAGAAAAATTGATCCTAGTATATTTTTATATACTACACCTAGTTCAAGTGTATCTAATACAACTACACCTAGTAGTCATCAGTTTTGTTTTTATTACATGGCACAAATTGATAACCCAGGATCATATACAAACACATCAGACGTAGTAGATAGATTTTATCCATGTATGATGTCAGGTCTTGCTTATTATTTAAGTATGAAATATTCACCTGCAAGAACACCAGAACTTCAAAGAATTTATGAAAGTGAATTTTTAAGAGCTTTAGATGCAGACAATCAAGGTACATCTACATTTATTTCACCACAAACTTTTTATGGTGATGGAGTAATGTCATAATGGGAGTTTTTGCAAGAGGTAAACAAGCATTAGCAATTTCTGATAGATCAGGAATGAGATTTCCATATACAGAAATGGTTAGAGAATGGAATGGTTCTTTAGTTCACTATTCAGAGTATGAAGCAAAGCAACCACAACTTGAACCAGCACCTGTTGGATCAGATCCCCAAGCTTTACAAAATCCAAGAGTACAAAGAGATTCTACACCTCAATTAATTTTATTATTAAATAACCCTTTTGAAATTATTGTTAATAGTGTTGATAACAAAACTTATGTAAATGTATATTCTTGGGACCATCAAAGAAAAGCAGGAAGTAAAGTTAGATTAAGAGGACCTGCACAAGTAACAACAGAAGGATCAGGTGGAGCAGATAAATTAAATTTACAACAGTTTGCAGCTATCCCAACTATTAGTGGTGTAAGTGATATTGATTCTGCAACAGGTTTTACAATTCAATTAGGAAAAATTGATAAAAATGGAAATGTAACTAATGATACTACTACTGATGTATTAACTAATCCTATTAGTTATTTTTATTTTCAAAGTGCAGACAACGCTACTTTACATGGAGTTAAAGGTGGTGAAGAAAATTGTTCAGCAGGACCTGTAACATTGGAGGCAATATAATATGGCATATACTTTAGCAAACTTACAATCAGATATTAGATCTTATACAGAAGTAGGATCAAGCGTATTAACTGATGCAATTTTAAATACTATTATTAAAAATTCAGAAAATGCAATTTTAAGATCAGTTCCAACTGATCAAAATGCAAACTATGCAACATCTAATTTAGTTTCAGGAAATAGATATGTGACTATTCCTGATGATTTAAGATCTATTAATTATGCTCAATTAACTGATACTAATGGTAATCAAGTATATTTAGAACAAAGAGATCCTAGTTTTATGGCAGAATATTACTCAACACCTAGTACATCTGCTGTTGGAATACCTAAATATTATGGTAATTGGGATGAAGAATTTTGGGTAGTAGCACCTACTCCTGATACTGATTATGCTATAACTTTAGCTTATAATAAAGAACCTATTAGTATAACTAATACAACACTACCTACTGGCAAACCAGCGTCTACTAATGGAACTTATTTATCTAATAAATATCAAGATTTACTTTTGTATGGATCTCTGGTAAATGCATATGGGTACTTGAAAGGCCCGTCAGATATGATACAATATTACCAAGGGCTTTATCAAACTGCTCTTACAACGTATGGAACTGAACAAATTGGTTACAGACGCCGAGACGAATACGATGATGGTGAACTTCGTCAACAACTTAAATCAAAATCACCGTCAGCTTACGGAACACAAAATTAATTAAGGAGAAAATAAAAAATGGCAAACGTAGTACCTTATGCTTTTAAACAAGGAATATTAAAAGCACAACATGACTTCACAACGGTAGTAGCTAATCCTGGTGCAGGTGGAGCTGGACAAGGAACTAACGTTACTGGAGCTTACAAATTAGCACTGTATACTTACAATAGTAATACTCCACCTTTTACTGTTAGCTCAACTATATGGTCAGCTGTTGCAACTGAAGTAAACAATACTGCAGGCACAGCAAATTACACAGCAGGTGGTGCGGTTTTATCTACAGCAACTGTTGGTCAAACAGGAAACTTTACAACTGTTGATTGGACTGATGCAACTTGGTCTTCTGCAACTATTTCTGCAGGCTTTGGTGTTTTATACAGATTCGACACTAACGCAGCTAACATGTATCTTGTAGCAATTTTAGATTTTAATGGAGCAAAGTCTTCTACTAACGGAACTTTTCAAGTAGCGTTTCCAACAATCACTACTGGCGGCGATGCAATATTAAGTATAACTGGAAACCCGTAGGACTTTAGATGGCTATTGTTTTAGATAACAGAGTAAAACAAAATAGTACAACTAGTGGAACAGTCACTTTAAATTTAAATGCAACTGTACCCACTGGTTTTATAAGTTTTGTTTCAGGAATAGGAAATGGTAATAAAACTTATTATACTATTCATGAACAAGGAACTAATCTTTTTGAAGTAGGTATTGGAACAGTTACAGATGCTGCAACAGACACACTTTCAAGAGATACAGTTTTAGATAATTCTTCTGGTAATACTAGCAAAATTAATTTTGGTGTTGGTAATACTTTAGATGTATTTTGTACACTACCTTCTAGTAAGGCAGTTTATTTAGATGAAAATGGGGATGCGGTCGGAGCTGCTGGTCCTGGTTTTGCAGTAGCAATGGCAATAGCTTTATAGTATAAAAAGGAAAAATTATGGCACAAAATTTTATATCATTTACAAGACAACTAGGAACAGGCACAACTGCTTTATGTGATACAGCAGCAGCTGGATTTGCAGATGCAGTTATTGGAATTAGAATTGCAAACATTTTAACAAATGCAATTACAATTAATGTTTGGGTCGTACCAACTGGTACAGCAAATTTAAGATACATTGCAAAAGGTTTAAGTATACCACCAGCAAGTTCTGTAGAACTTGTACAAGGTGGAGCAAAATTTGTAATTAATCCAGGTGATGTTTTAAACGGTAACGCAAGTGAAGGAACAGCAGCTGACGTTATTACAAGTGTTGTTGACAAGATTAGTACGATACCAAGTTAAGGAGTTTAAAATATGAGCGATTATTACAATGAAGTATACATCGGTAATAAGCCTGGGGCAGAACAAATCTACACTCATGCTGAAGTTATCAATAATAAAGATATCGTAATTGAATCAGCGGTTCTCGCTGGTCCAGTAACTTTCCCACATACAATAACAGTAACAGGAACATTGGTAATAGTATAATGAGCAAAATAGAAGTAGATACAATTGATACACAAAGTAGTACTACCCTTCAAGTTGGAAGTACAAATACTGCGCTTATCAAAATTGGAACATCAGGGGATACGGTAGAGTATCCAGCTGGTACTACTTTTACTCAATCAGGTACACAAAATGTAACTTCAGGTGGAGTAATTAATGTTAAGTCTGGTGGTAATATTACTATCGACTCTGGTGCTACAATTACAAACAATGGTACAGCTACAGGATTTTCAGCTGACCTTACAAATTTAAACGCAACTAATTTAACAAGTGGAACTGTGCCAGACGCACGTTTTCCAGCAACTCTTCCAGCAGCTAATGGATCAGCTTTAACAAATTTAAATGCAACAGCTTTAACAAGCGGAACTTTACCAGACGCAAGATTCCCCGCAACGCTTCCAGCAATTAGCGGTGCTAACTTAACTAACTTGCCGAGTGGAAGTATGACACCAGCTTTTAGTGTTCGTTTATCTGGTAATCAAACTATCGCCGATAGTGTTACAACCAAAATTCAATTTAATACAGAAATTTTAGATAGTGATAGTGCTTTTAATACAACTAACTATGAATTTACAGTACCAAGTGGAAAAGCAGGAAAATATTTTATTCATCTTCGAAATTATATATATGGAAGTGGTAATGCTGCTATGTTTTCTTTAAATTTAGATGTAAAACACACGCCGTCTGGTGGTTCACAAACAAATTTAATACCAATGAAATATTATGAACAAAGCGGAAGTATTGAAGTTGGTAGATCTGGTAGTTGTTCTGGAATTGTTGATTTAGGTGTAGGAGATATAATAGCAGGATATTTAAGTGTTTCTACTAATGGTCTTTCACCAACTTGCGAATCATCTGGTACAATGTTTTGTGGATTTAAAATTTTAGAATAGGATAAATTATGGCAAACTTAAAAACAAAAATAGATTTATATTTAAAAGATAATTCAAAAACTTGGGATGATACAAAGGTATCTTTGCAAAATAATTTAGATGATAATGGAGATTTTATAGCTTCTTGGGATTATGATATTTCTCAACCTACTGCTGAACAAATAGCAACTTATGAAACTGCTGCAAATTTAGCTGAAAGTAATCAAACAGTTATTGGTACAAGAAAAAAATTATATGGAACTTGGGAAAACCAACTTGAAGAAATTTATGATGATGGTATTGATAGTTGGAAAGCAAGAATAACACAAATTAAAACAGATAACCCAAAAAATTAAACTATGAGCGAAGTAAAAGTAAACAATATTAAAACTAGATCAGGCACAGCTTTAACAGTTGGTGAAAATAGTACTACAACTACTATTCCTGGAGCAGCTACTGTAAC